ATGGTCGGCGCATAGCCTGAAATGGCTACACTTCCAACGCTTGGAGTAATCGATTGATTAGCTGTTTGAGCTAATGTCGGCGCGTAGCCCGTTATCGCTAACGAACCAACGCCGGGATTAATAGCCGTGTTTGATGCACTAGACGTTGCTGGCGGCAAGCCTACTGACTTTAGGCCAACAGATTGCAGTCCAGTGCTCATTTACATTCCCGGCCAGCCATCATTAATGTCGTAGTTCACCAAACTATCGAAATCTGTCAACTTGTTGATTGCGTCTCTGTGCCTACCATCGTTGCCTGCAATCTGAGCCTCTAGTGTGGCAAAGAACGCTGTATTCGATCCAACCTTGCCCACTAGCTCCGCAAGCGTTATATTTCTTGCAGTAGCTTCTGCAAACAGCATTGGGCATTTAGTGCTATCGCCAGTTTCAGCATAGATTCGTGCTTCGGACACTTTTAGCGGCCAACTTGCCATTTCTCCTGGACTAACGGAAGAAATTGCCTTGTCTCGGATAGCCTTTGCAATACTCGATACCTGCGCGCATTTGGTTACGCGCACACTCTCAATGCTGTATCCGTCTATGATCGGCTGCACTTGTTCAGGGTTTGGATGCCACCACTCCCCATCACGGAACTCAAGCGCCGGAAGCCCAAGAGACGCAATATAGTCGTGCAGCCCGATACCCTTTTCGATGTAGTTAATCATGCCATTGCCATTGAAAATGCAGGATAAGCTGCGAGTGCTCCAGATAGGCTAGACGGTGGATCAGGCAATGCTGTCCAGCCACCACCAAGTGCTTGAATCTTATGTGAAACAGCCTGCACAACCGTACTATCTGTGTTGCACGGAGTATTTCCAGCATATACAGCAGTGATACCACTTGTGTTAATAGTCGGTGTAGTTCCCTTTGTAGCCCAACCAAGGTAATACCAGTCTGGAGGCAAAAGTATAGGATTGGTCAATGTCCATGTATGGACTCCGCTGGCCGCAACGGCGATGTCGCCAGATGAATAGAGCAATGCGCCAGGTGCGCCACTCGTATCGCATTTGTAAATCCCCATGCGCATGTTTCCAGAACCACCAGTGCTAACGCGGAATTTAACCGATGCTATTTGCCGAGTTGTATTTGGTGTGAAAGGCATCAAATACAGTCGATCCGCAGTTACAACCAACGTTCCAGCACTACCGGACATCATGTGCGGATATGGCATAAAAGCGCCGCTACTTCCATTTGCCGTATCAGCGCCAGACAAGCTTGGCATTGATGCGCCCATGCTGGCCGAGCAGATGATGTTATAGGTTCCAGCAGAAAGGCTTACAGCGGTCGGATTGCTTACGTTAAGCGTTCCACTAACGTAAGTTCCTAGCACCTTCGTTCGTGCCAGCGTATTCGATGCAGTGTAAGTTCCTATGCCGAATTCAAGCGGCAGCGAATTGCTGTCTAGGATGGTATAAGAGACAAGCGACTTGTCCGGGAAAGCATCGCTAAAGCGCGGATAGCCAGTTTTGGCTGAAAGCGTTAGCGTGCCAGTTCCCGTTGTAGTCGTAGTCTCCCAAACGAAGTTAGAAAGCATCGCCTAGCCTTAAGTCGCGCTCATAATGCCAGATGCATTAGGCGTGATAGTCAATGTGTTGCCAGTGGTAGTCGCTGGAACGTCAGCCGGTGCGGAATCGCCAAGGAAATAACCCACAATCGGATCAACCTTGCCGTTAAGCGTACCAACAGCACGAACAACAGCGGTGCGCCAAGCTGGAATAGAGCCACCGGATGCAGTCCACACAGCAGCGGCGCTAGTGAATTTCACCACGCCAGCCGTTTGTGTCAGAGCCACGCCTGTAAGCGTAATGCCGCCTGCCGTGTAGCCGTTTGCCGTGGAAAGTTCATTCGTGGCGTCCGCAAACACTTCATTCGTGCTGTTGTTTGGCGTCCATGCGGACGTATGCAACGTGATTTTGAACGTGTTGGTAGGGTTCAACAGGTCAGTAGCACTGAAGAAATTCAGCTTTGCCTTGTCAGGGAATACAAATGCGCCGACTGCCATGATTATTCTCCTGCTACGTCAGCTTTGGCCTTTGGGCCGGGTTTAGCCTTCGGAATGACGATTTCAAGATCGGCATTGCCTGCTACGTCGGCTTCGGTGCAGTTGACTTCGACAGGCTCAGCGCCTGGAATCACCATCGTACCTAGAACCATCCAAAGCCGTGCGGAGTTATTCTTAATCAGCATTTTATTCCCCATAGTTAAAATCAATTGGTCATACACGAATTATACAGCGACAATGATAGCACTACATCACTGAGAGGCAACAAATGACGCACTTACACACCAAACCATTCAACATCGAACACGCCAAAGACGGCGCGCCCGTAGGCACGCGCAATGGTTACGGAACGGTTGAAATTCTCAAGTATGGCAAAGATCGTATCTTTGGATTGATTGCTGACGAACATGGAAATGAATCTATCGAATATTGGCAGCTTGATGGAGCTTATGGCCTAAATACAAAGGAAACTGTGCTTGATTTGGTCATGCTTCCATTGGGCTATTGCGAAGATAAGCCGGTGTTTGTTGGAGATTCAATACAAGGCGATGGTGAAGTGGTAATGCCTGCATTCGTCGGCATTAAATTTAATGGTGGGCATCATTGGAAATGGCCGAAACCAAAGGCGAAGTATCCTGAAACCAAATGCACCGCATTCGATCTTGATACAGTCTGGCAAGAAGATGATGGAAGTATTGAAGGGACATCGTGTGCTTCAGAATCAGCCTGCATAGCTGTTGCTAATTACGCCATCGCCCACGCCATCCAAGACGGCGACGTATTCACCCGTCCGCAGGTTAGCGCCGCAATTAAAGCAATCATCGACATCGCAACCCGCCACACCAACAGCCGCAACATCATCAACGCGATTGAAGGATCGGATTGGGATGCTGTGATGAAGGCGGTGTTGAAATGAAAAAATACAAAGTGTGTTTTAAGTTTTGGACGACGATCAACATTTATGTATGTTGAATTTGAGCATTCAACAAAACACGATACAGACGAAGAATTTCAAAAAGATTTGGAAGACTTTGCAAATAATGTCGGCGCTACTTTTATCTATAAAGAAGAAGTAGAGTGATAAAAAAAGCCTAGGCTTTTGGCCTAGGCTTCCCACCTTTTAAGGTGTATCCCCATCACGAGATTCTTTAAAAAATAGGGCCGAAGCCCTATTTTGTTGCCTTTATAGCATCAGATCGAATCTGCTTTTGAGAAGGCTAGCGGATACTCCACGGTCACACCAGCAAAGCGCGATTCGCAAGGAATCACGAACTCAAGGCCACGCTTCTCTGGTGGGTGCTGCATGAACATCATTGGCAGATTCAACTGATAGTTATCAATCGAATTTTCCAATGCCATCATGGCATCCAGAGGGCCAGCGTTAGCGCCGTCCATTTCGATAACTGGCTCGACCTTCTGAATGAACGGATTGTTATTCAGGAAGTATTCCAGAATCGTCGTGTCGCTAGTTGCACTGCGAGCAGTCGAAGCAATGTACGTGTATTGCTCCAGCGGCATCCACAGTTCGTTAGCGCGGTGAATACCCTTCGACTGGGTGTACACCTGATTAACGATACCGTTCATGTCGCGCAGAATCTGGTCTGGCGTCTTGGTAGACCACAGTTTGCTAGAGCCAGTACCATCAGCAGGCACGGTGTAGCCTGGAATGTTGGCATTGCTCAGCAGACCCGGCAGGCCCGACACGGTGTCACCAGCCCATGCAAGGCGATTGATCGTCTCATCATGTGCGCGGCGCGTGGCGTTGGTCTTCTTGGTCGTCAGATCGGTGCCGGTGAATTGCGCGGCTCGAATCTCTTGGACCGAGTAGCCATACGAGTTACCAATCCCGCGAACTGGCGAGGTGAACTCTTTAGCGACAACGTCAGCACGTGGCAGGTCATCAGCGTAGTTAGCGATGATCTTGGCGATACCGACAGTATCGTATTGGCGATACGTGATGAACTCAGCACCAGCGTTGATGCTGGTATCAACCGGCATCAGGCGAATGGCGTTAAGTGCAGCACGCTTTACGTCATACGACTTAGCGCGGATTTGCTCTAGTTGTCGTGCGAAGTAGATCGACTCGTTTGCATCAAGGATGCAAGACATTTCGATTGCGCGATGATCCATCGCATCATAGTAAGTAGTTTTCATACTGGGTTGATCTCCACGATAGCAATACCAGCGGCAGTAGTGCCGGTAATGAATTTAGCCTTGAACTGGGTGAAAGCTTCAATGCCAGCCGCAACAGCTTCGTCGGTGACTTTACCGGACGACAGTTTCAGGTTGGCTACGGTGCCAGCCACAACCGCATCGTCAGTCAGCAGATACACACGACCACGCTTCATGACCGAAGCGGTTTGCGTAGCGGCATACTGAGCCACACCAGCGGCGGTTTGTTCGACGCTATGCGATGCGGTAGCGATACCGAATGCCAGCGTTGCCTGGCCTACCGAAGTAGTCAGAGGCGTTACCTGGCGTTCTTTGTTCGTGCCAAGAGCAACGAACGAACCGAACGGGGTTGCAGCTTCCGCCGAATACGAAACGATGTCGGTGAATTCAGTATCCGCGATTTGACCGTGGAAACCGATTGCGCCGTATTGAGTTACAGTAGTTTGGCTCATTTTGCGGCCTCCTTGTTTGCCAGTGCTTTCATGCTTGCGTCATAGCGTTCTTTTGCAGTGACGTATTTACCTTCGCCAGTGCCGTCAGAACCGTCATTGACAGCCTTGCGCTGGCTTGCCATTGCGACGACTGGTGCAGCTTCTACAGCCATATCGAAGGCAGCATCCACATACACATCAGACTTGTCTTTCAGGTCGGCATCTTTGCGAACGGTCAGAATGACCGATTCCTTGATTTGACGATCCGTCTTTTCTTTGTGATCGACTTTGAACTTGTCGGCCACAGACTCCAGATTCAGGCGTTCCATTGCTGCTGCGCGCCCTTCTGCTTTAGCCTTTGCAACTTCATCAGCCATGCCATCGGCTTTAGCTTGCAGTTTGTCTTTCTCGGCGGTCACGGCATCCAGTTTCGACTTGGCTTCCGTAGCATCAGCGCGGAGCTTGTACAGCTCTACCGACACTTCGGGAGCCGCATCATACTCAATGCCATTGTCAAGTTTAACTTTGACAGTAGTCATGGTTTGTTGCTCCTGCTGGGTTGAAAAATCTTCATTTCCGTCAAGATTAAGGCGAGCCACGCGGCCCGCTCTTGCGGATGGCACAACGCTCAAGTGATTGACCGTAATACCTGTTTGTTTTGCGTCGTATGGTCCGTAAGTAGGGTCTACGCCGGGGGTTTCGTCAAGATGCGCCATGTAGCCAAGCGACAATTCGCGGCGATCCCCGATGCTATCAGGGCTATGGATGATGATGTCAACTCGGACGTTATCGCCATCCTGGCGACCTTCGGAAAGCATCGTTCCGACAGTGACGCGGTGGGCATCCTTGGACGTTACCTTTCCGCTACCAGGGTGCCCGATAGTAATCGGTTTGCCACGCATGCTAGAGAGCGCATCAACATTGAATACTTCGTCAGGCAGGCGTAGCTCGCGCCGAATCGATCCATCGTTGCGCTTGTATTCTTGAATACCAGCACGCGCCACAATGGGCGAATCGACCAAGAATCCCTCATCGGTCTTGGTAGCCTTGAATTCGCTGTAGTCGTATCGTTGTACCGTAGTCATGTTGGGATTATATATCAACTTTTAATTGTCAATAGAAAATTCCAATTGGAATGAAAATTGATTATGCACGACAATATTACTACACCATCACTAGGAGATATAAATGGGCACGATTAGCAAGGAAATCGCGGATGATGTGATTGCAGGAAAATACGAGGATGATTATCCCGTTAAGATCGTCAAATATACGAACCAATGGGGCGGCGAGTCTTATGGCCTTATTTGCCGTCATGAATCGCCTAATCGCTATGATGCAAGCGATTATGTGATTAATCCTACGTTGTATTGGGAGCGCAACAAATGAATAAAGTTCAAACCGTCTATGACATCAAGATCAAAATCGAAATTGAACTAATGGCAGAAAAAGGCCAGACGTGCGCTAAGTTTGTTTCCAATATGTACGGAATCAATCTCAACAAGGCAGGAAATTATCTGCGCGAACTGGTGCGCGATGGCGTTTTGGAGAAAGTCCCCGGCAAGATCAAGCTTGGAGAGACTTTCCATCAGTTCTATAGGATGTCCACCGATGAAGGATCGGAACAGCGCCCATTGACAGTGGTAGATGTTCGTCGCGATCCTCTTGTTGAGGCATTTTTTGGCCCAGCTTAAATGCCCGCTATGCGGGGCGTCACATGATTTAAGTGACTGTTCCCGCTGGCGGGAATATAGGCGAGGCATGGCATCGGCATCTAATCGGCATGCCAGGGTGCCCATCACTAGGAGGCTTATCCCAAGAGAATTCAACATCCTGCCTAGCCTGATGCAAAGGCCTTACACGCTCATCCCGGCTAGTCTTCCAAGTGTAATCTTTGATTCCTAATTCCATCTGGCGATTCTTTGTCAACTCGCCATTAGCTTTGCCTATTTGATCCGTCGCGATTAGTTTGGCTCGATTCTCAGTAATTCCGCCAGCATCTTGAATCTTCTTAGCCAATGACTTTGGAGATTCGCCATTCATCACGCCATTACGAATAATTCCCTCAACACGGCCCATGTATTGCTCTGGAATATTCTTGATAAGCGCCGCATTATTGGCTACCCAATTGGCTTGGGATTGCGCTAACCAAGGCTCAGAACGATACACATCAACGCCAACGCCAAACCGTGCGCGGATAACGCTAGGATGCGAAACGCTGCCATACGGAACCATTCCATGTGGAATAGCGCCACTAGGGCCAATATCTACACCCGTTCCTGCCTTGACGACTAGACGCCATTGCTTATCGTTGAACTGATTTACCTGTGCATAGACTTCAGGAAGGCGCAAAGTAATCGAACGGCCAATAGCTAATGTTGAATTAAACAAAAAAAGAATAGCTGCCGTCAAATCGTCGGACCAGTCGTCAACACGCAACAATTGCAAGCGCTTTAGTGTGGCGTTTGTTTCCGCTTCCATGGTCTTGACCATTGCCGTAAGCATGCGCTGGTAGTTACGTTCTGCCGTATATGGATAAAGCCAAGCTCTGTTGTTTTTACGCAACATAGTTATTATCTTCTACCGGGACATCTGGTGCTGCGCTTCCTTCTGCGAGATTGTATTCATCTTCTACAGTAGAACGAACCTCAGTAGGATCGACAACATTAGCCGTGACATATGCAACATTGCCAGTTGCGCGGATATTGAACGCCTCGGCCTCTAACTTCTCAATCTCCGCTTTTTCTTTCTCAGAAAGAACAGTCAACGGCTTCATGCAAATCTTGTATGTGGCAGGCGTGCCGGTCTTAGACTGAATAATCCAGCCTACAAGCTTGTCCTCTGGCTTGCGCAGGATGTCATTCCACATCGATTCAACACGGGCATACCAAGTATCCATGCTCGATTTATCGGTATTGGCAAGCCCGCCCTTTTGGCGACCCATGAGCACCGATACGGGAATGCCAGATACAGCCGACAACGCCTCAGAGAAGCGGTCCAGTACCTCTGGAATGCCCGTCATGCTGGTGGACAGGATGTTGTAATCTTCCTCTGAATCAACTACTACCGTGTTCAAAATACCACGCACCATATCCACTACATTGACGCGTTTTTGAATCATGGCATCGCCACCTGGTGCGCGCAGAGTATTGGCAAGTTGGGGAATCTTATGGATAGCCTGTTGACTACGCTCCATCATGGCAAGCGTCCATTGGTGCGACGTGCCGAACCGTTTAAGAGCATCAATGCACTGCTGTAGCGAGGAAGCGCCCCAGCCTTCGTTCTGTTGGCGAAGCTGGTTAGGGATCGATTCACCGTCAAAGCGCCACACACGGCTGTTATGGACCATGTAAGGCGTGCCGCCAGTCTTTGGCGAGATAAGCCAAAGCTCAGGCTTGCCATAGTCTACCGATGCCGGGTCTTCACTTTTCTTCTGTACGGTCGCCTCATAGCGATCATAGACACGCATAAACTCAACGTCTTTGATTCCTGTCACGTTCAAAGGCATATCAAGCTCATTGCCATCGTTCAGGCCATAAACAACCAATGCCCCACCAAACAAGCGTGACCAGCGGATTGCATCGTTGTAATAGCAAAAGGCGTCTAGTTCATCTAGTTTCGCCATGACGTATTGCTCTAGGTTGTCGTCGTCTAGGTCTTCCAGTTCGATACCTGAACGCGTCATTTCCTCGGCTGGGATGTCTACGATCTTTCGACCGAATCCGTCAGAGAGATAAGTGTCTAGCGCCGTTTGTTGGTCGAGCAAATAGCCACGTTGCGAGCGCGTGTAGCTGTTACGGTCGCGGTTGGTGCCTAGGCCGCTGAATGCCTCCGCATATCCATCGTTGACGATTAATTCAGTCTTTGGCTTGTTCTTACTACCTGATGGACGACCCATTATTTACTCCGAATATGTATTTAATACGTATTTTACAGTAGTCCTAGAAGGTCGAAGCCAGACTCAGGAGAAAAAGCCATAACCAGCGCATCGGCCAAGTTAGGCGACATTACGCCTCGCTTCTTCATTGCGTCCTTTGGCTCTACTCGTACCTTGCCATTGAGGAATTCCCGGCGTGGCTGGCTCAACTCCCCGCACAGCTTGTCAATGTTCGGCAATGACTCATCAAGGCAAATAAGTTTTTCAGGATCGTAAGGCTTGCCGTTAATTGCATCATAGGTATTTTTAAATCTATCCGCCAATAACCACCATGCCTGTGCCTTGAGGTTAAGGAACATGTCTTTGTTCTTCTTCCCTGGCATGTATTCTGACTCTGGAAACATCGCAGCAGCGGAAGCCGTGAAGCCGTTAAACATCGGCTGGCGAACCTTGATAGACAGCGCCGCTTGCTCCTCTCGGATCGCGCCCTTTGCGCCTGCACCTACGCCGATATTGTCGTAGCTCACCACATCAAGCCCCATCTTGACCGACTCATTGAACACATGGCGCGCAGCCGTATTCGGGTCTTGATCCTTCCATTCCTCGCAATGATTTACCACTACGCCATGGCGAATGATGAAAGCGTTGCTGTCTGGCCCTTCGTCACTAACATCGAATCCGCCCATCTTCCCACCATTGGCTGTAATGCCAAGCTTGATATGTGCCCCACGGGCTGCCTCAACCCACATAGGCTTGATGATAGCCAAGTCGCTATTGCTTACTGGCTCGCCTAGATAGACGTGCCTGAATAGCTCAAAATCGTTTTTCTTCATCAACT